TCCATACAGCGATCACGCACATGCTGGCAGTCGGTGAGCCGATGTCGCATTACGAGATCGCTACTGCCATGGGGCGAACCCGGCAGACAATCGAGAGCCACCTAGCGAGGATGGTCGATGCAGGTGTTCTGCGTCGGACGGGTACGGGTACGAGAGGTGATATTCACCGTTACACGATAGCTGGAGTTTGACACATGAAATTGGTTGCGCAGAGTGATGTACGTGAGGATCTGCCCGCTGGCGAATATACAGCGAGGCTTAAGGAGGTGAAGACACTACCTCCTAGCGAGTTACACCCAGACTGGGGCTCATCGCTCGCTTGGGAATATGAGGTGCTGGCAGGTCCAAAGGCGGGGCAGCGCGGCACAGCGTTCACGCCCTGCGTGTTGAAATCGCAGAACGGTCTTGGTGTTCTGATGCGCTCGATGCTTGGGCGAGCGTTTGCGGCTGGCGAGGAGTTTGACGCTGATGCTCTGATCGGCAAGACATTTAAGATCTTTGTCGATTTCAATAAATCAGGATCACGCACACGAGTGATGCGAGCCATCCCGGTCGCAGATCCTGAGATCCCGCTGGCCAATGTCACGTCAGCGCAGGCACCAGCGTTTACTCCTGGGCCGCGTACTGCGCCAGCGCCTACAAACGAGCTCGGGCATAGTGCTCCTCGACGACCAGCGGTTGCGCCACCGGCTGCTCCAGTCGCCAAGGTGCCGGTCGTCACAGCAGCAGACTACAAGCGCCAATCGTGCTTTGCGTTTGTGCAGATCGGCAATAACCCAGAGACGCAGGAGATGCAGGTCTCAGCGATCCGTCAGCTAGTGGTCTCGGGTACCTCGCCGAGCGAGATCAACTGCTATATACCAGAGTCAGCGTCATGGCTGACGCTCACGGCAGTGGACATGCCGTTCTGACCTTGTGCTTACGAGGACAGAGACTCACGGAGGAGTCTGATGCCGGACTTGGTCCACCTCGATCCGGCACGCACATCGATATGCCTGGAGGACTGGCAGCGTCTCAGCGCTGAGGCTTCCCAGGTGCGGTGAGTACCCAGTCACTCATCGCTCTCACGCGTGTGATCGTAGCGGGCACGCTACGAGCGGACATTAACTCACTGTCGGAGGTGGGGCGTGAGATGCCGCGCTTTGCGGTTGTTTGATGTTGAGGAGCAGTTATGAACGCAATATCGGAATTGATCAAGTTAGGAAACATCGCCAAGCTTCGAGGTTTAACCTTGATGCCAACTAGCAGCACAGCCCATTTTGTCGAGATACCGCCGGATCTGGCAAAGAGTATCATGGCGCACAACAACATCAACAATCGAACCATATCGCTGAGAAATGTAGAACATTTAGCAGCTCAAATTAGAAATGGATCGTGGTACGAAAATCCTCAGCCAGTAGTATTTTCCGTGTGTGGCCGACTGCTTAACGGTCAGCACAGATTGCAAGCAATCGTTCAAGCTGACATGCCCGCCAAAATCGCAATTGTCCTTGATGCTGATCCAGCAACCTATGAGGTAATGGACACTGGCAACAAACGATCATTGGCTGATGTGGCTGGTATACATCGGGAAACTGCAGCATGTGTAAGATTGCTCGTTGAAATTGCTGAGGACAAAAGAACTTCTGTCGCTGAAGCTAAACAATATGCAATGCACATACAACAAGCTGAGCGTGACGGTGGAATTTTTTGCATTCAAAACAATAGAGTGCCGTCTGCTGTACGTGCTGCTTATGTGGCATCATGGCTTGTAAATGTTGAAAACAGAGAATATTGCCAAGCTAGTTTAATGTTTTTATTAAGCAACGAAGGAGTGGCCCCGCCAATACACCTTACATTCTTCCGGTCTTTAGATCGTGAGCGTAAAGCTTATAACCGCGGCACTAAGGGCAGACGTGACTTTTTCAACGCAGCTCTTAATCTTTTTGATCCTGCATGCTCTGAGTTTAGGCGTTTGCGCAATTATGATGTTCAATTAGTTTTGAATCCTGTCATGGGTATTTTGAAAGGTAACTAAGGGGTATAAATGTCTATTTCAGCAATTCAAACCACATACAAGGGCTACAGGTTTAGAAGTAGGCTTGAAGCTCGATGGGCTGTTTTTTTTGACGCTTTAGAAATTAAATGGCAATACGAGCCACAAGGTTATGAAAAGGAAGTGGGTGATAATGAAAAAATCATGTATTTGCCAGACTTCTATCTTCCGGATTCTAAATTATACATCGAGGTTAAAGGAAATAGTGATTTTGAAGAATGGGCAAATTTGGCACAAGATTTTTTAGATTGGGATTGCCCAATGCCTTTTTTTACAAACTCCTATGATGACAAAATAAGTGGATTTGTTATTTTGGGAAACATACCAAATCCTGATACATACAATTATTTTGGAATAATTAGGCACCACGAAGGTTTAATGAAAAACTTTATGCGCTTTCATAAAGGGCAAAAAGGTGACGTGTGTTTTTTAGGTGACGATGTTAGTGACCATAGTATCCTAATAAACACAGAGTCTGATGATATTCCAGAGTATGCTTGGGGATGGGACCATCCATATAAGGCATTTGATGACAATAAATTGGAAGCTCTTTTTTCAAACAAATGTTTAGAACTTAAACGTAGGGACGATAACTCTAGGCGTATTCCAGCTACAAAGGCTGCTTATCTTAAAGCTAGAGGCGCTCGTTTTGAATATGGAGAGAATGGATGACAGACCCATGGATTGACCACAAGGACTCCTGCGCCCAGTGTGGCGCTCAGCGAGTCATGATCGCTGATGGCCTTTGTCGCGCATGTTGGCGCGAGACTAACGGCGACGCGGAGATGGAGCGAGAAGATGTTTACTCGGATTGAAACTACATGAGCCAACGGTGACCATGGCCCTTGCTGCTCGTTGCAGTCGGGGATCTCCGCGGGCATGCTGCCGCTGAACTGTCATCCATGGTCACCGTTTTTTGTTTGCTAGGATCGAATTATGCGTCCATTATGGCAGGTCATGGTCGAGCATCGTGGCACGCAATGGGCGATCATCAGCAATCTCACGGAGGAGGTTGCTCGCGAGTTGAGTAGCCAGCTCAACCGCTCAGCTAAGGCAGAAGAACGAATTCTGTTCTGGCCTGAGCATTTGTCAAGTACCTGGGCGATCGGTGGTGAGGATACTGAGGAGGAGGAATCATGCACTACGTGAGTTGCGACCCTTATGAGGTGGAGGCGGCGCTCGAGGTGCTGCGCGTGGCTGAGGAGATACGACATGCGCTACGAGAACATCGAGCTGCTGTCCGTCACGCTCTGGGCTCTGATCTCGCTGATCTGATGGGGTATTAGCGATGGCGACACATCCTGATGATCAGATCCGCGTATCTGTCAGAGCGACACGACCATCGAGTACTGTCCCGCAGGAGGGTCGCCGTGGCATCGAGCGCATCGATGCGACTGAGGCCAAGGCTCTATTGCTGGCTCGTCAGCAATACCTCGAGGTGCGTGATCGCATGCAGGATAGCGGAGTCGTGGTTTCCACCATGGACGCATCAGGTCGTGTACTGCAATTGCCTGAGGATGCGATCATCATGGATTGTTGCAATTGCAGGCGAGCAATGACTCGCAATAAAAAATCTCTGCCCTTGTGGGCGCACTCCAAGGTCGAGGAGTATGGTGGCAGCCAGCCCAATGGCACTGGACATCTACGACCATACTGCCGAGAGTGTTATGACTGACGACCAGTTACGTTTGGTTTACGCAGCCGCGCGACGATTCCAGCCTGTAGACCTAGATCCTGAGGACTGGACACAATCGATGATCGCATGGATACTCGGACACATGGACTCCTACGACCCTGCCCGTGGTGCGTTTTCGACATGGGTATACCAGATCGTCAGGCGTGAGCGCGCACATCACGTCAAGCGCCAGATCGAGCGGCGCAAAACGATGCGAGTGGGCACGATCGGCGACTACGATCTAGCTGCTCCATATGAGGACATCATCGGATCTGCTGAGGACTCAATGGTAGTCGCCACGGACGTGCGCAAGGCTCTGCTATTTTGTCTGCCACATGAACGGTATGCAGTGCAAGCATGGCTGAGTGATCAGTCGTTTGCGTCTGCTGCTCAGGACTTAGGGCAGGTGCGAGCAGCAGTCTCAAGAAACTGGCGCAACGCAGTACAACGCCTGAGGCGTGTGCTTAGGAGGATGGGGTATGGATCCGATCAACCCGGCTCATTATGATCCGCGTGATGGCTCTGATGTCGATTGCGCTCGGGCGCAACTGGCAGGACTCGGTGTTCTCGGATACCGAGCATACCTTGCTGGCAATGCGGCCAAATACGTCTGGCGTCATACGCTGAAAAATGGCGTGCAGGATATCGACAAGGCGATCAAATGCCTCCAGATGCTGAGGGCTACATATGACCAGTGACGAGGCCGATTGGTTACTGGAGGCGCATCAGCGCATATTGAAACTCGAGCGCGAAATACAGCGCATGAGAGATGCCATCAGGCAGAATTGTGTCGTCCGCGTGGGCGATCAGCTGATGGTGCAGGACTGGGTGCGAGGGGTGATCCGTGATTTTGACGTTAATTGCAGGACTGATGATCGGCCAGAGCGCTCACCAGAGCGCTAGCGCAAGTGCTGCGCAGGGGCGCATGGCACACCGTGGCGGGTCGTATCGTTACGAGGGCGTCGGCTTTAGCTCGAGCTCAGCAGCGCAGGCGTTACGCAATTGCTGCTATTACGGCCAGCGGCCAATCGTCGAGCAATCGGTGGTACGTGGTCGTAATGGCTGGTACGCATGCGTGAGGTATCGATGATGGATGAGAGATCACCACCGACACGATATGACGAGACGCTCGCTTGGTGCGGCGTAGGGCTGCTAGCCGCAGCCCTTGGTTGGACGCTGTATTGGTCGCTCTGGCTCCTGCGTGAGATCCTAGGCTGATCTGCGCAGGATTGTGAGCCCGTTATTGTGCGGGTGATCTAGCACGATGCGCCAGTCGGGCATGCTATCGACAAACTCCGTGAGCGCTAGGCGTAGACCACGCTTAGCGCTCATTTTGCCCCATCGCAGAGCGGCGCTCGATGCGTGAGGGTAGGCAGGCTCATCGATATAACCGAACGTATATGTGTCGTGTAAGATAATGTGCCCATTATTTCTTATGCGCGGCGAGTGGAGCTGTAGCTCTGCGCAGAGCTGGCTGTACGTGTGCCACGTGTCGATCAGCAGGCAATCGGTCTCCTCGATGTCTGCCTCGATCACATCGAGCTGCTTGAACTCAAAATCGATATGCTCCTCAGCCGCGATGCGGGCATGCTCGCTCATGTCGATCGGCAGGATGTCATAGCACACAAGTCGTCTTGGTCGTGCAGATAGTAGCGCCCAGGTGGACACGCCACCGCGCACGCCCATCTCGGTGATGTGCTGGTATCCAGCAGCGTGCGAGCGGATTGTCTCAAGATGCTCTGAGATGTCACTGGGCCGATTGAGCGCATCGAGAAATGCCTGATCTAGCGTG